GTTAAACTTACACTACCAAGTGCACTTGTCAAGTTTATTCCTGAAGGAGAAGCTATTGTATTTGGTGCTCCTACGGCGCTTGCAAGGGTTATAGACATGCCTATTCCTGAAGGTGCTACTTGTATCGAATCAGATACTCCACCCCAATCTAAAGCGCCCCAAGTAGATCTACCCCAACCTACATTAATTTCAGAGGAAATTCCTACATCAGCAACAACAGATGTTAAACCAAATCCTACTAAATCAGCTTTGTCATTTCCATCATTATTCCATAAACCTTGACCCCATTCTCTTCTACCCCAACCAACGTTTACTTCAGCATCAGCTGTTACAGAACCAAGATTAGCAGTTAAATTAAAACCTTGAGCTTGTAGAGTTCCTGGAATACCCCAACCTAATTCACCCCAATTAGTTCTTCCCCAACCTTCATTAACAATAGCTGAAACTGAAACAGATCCTAAAGTTGTTGATAAACTAAATGTGCCTACGGCACCTGCCTCGTTTGGAGATCCCCAAGTTTGAGCTCCCCATTCAGTTCTTCCCCAACCTACATTAACCTCAGCAACTGTGGTTACGGATCCTAAACTTGTTGATAAAGCTTGACCTGTTACATTTACATCTAATTCTGTTTCGTTAGTGTTCCAACCCTCTGCACCCCAAGTTTTTCTACCCCAACCAGTATTAACTTGTGAAGAAACGGTAACACTACCAAGGCTTGCTGACATTTGTATGCCTGTTACTAATTCACCAAAAACTCCCCAACTGCCTGAGTTCCAAGCAGCTCTACCCCAACCTAAATTTATTTCAGATGAAATAGTTACGCTTCCTAATGAAGCTGACATACCTATGCCGTTTAAAATAGCGTCTGTGTTTGTAGCCGCACCCCATTGATCAGCGCCCCAAAATCTTCTACCCCAACCTGCATTAACTTGAGCATCTGGTGTAACACTGTTTAAATTTAAACTTAATGGAAATCCTGTTACTTGAGGTGCAGCGTTGTCTTGATCACCCCAACTACCTGTGCTCCAACTTAAAGATCCCCAACCATCATTAACAACATCGACCTCTCCGCCCATTCCAATGCCATGATAAAAACAATAATAATAAAAATCAGTTGCACTCGCAGGAGTAATCTCTACGTATCGAGTTGTTGCTGAATTAAAAGATCCGCTAGCGTAAGAAGAATAAGGGACCGTTGATCCATCTAAATTATAAACGACTCCTGTTTCAACTCTTCCCGAGTTTGGATTAGAAGAATCTGTTGTAAATAGTAGTGGATGATTATCGTTTGATGAATCGTCTTGATTAAATTTTAATGTGGCGCCTTGAGTCCACGTGATATCCATGTCACGGACACCATCTAAATAATAAACGCTTCCGGTACCTGAACCGGACGGATAACGATTTCCAGTTGCGACTGTGACTGTATAAGTTTTATCCGCCATAGGAGGTTCCTCCTATTATCCGGATATTCTTAATATCGCTGCTGAAGTTGTGAATGATGGGAACTGAATCGTGAATGTTCCTGATGTTGCAGTTTTATCTGATCCAAAATCTAAAACTACTACGGCATCAGTTGTATTTGAACCTGCTCCCATAGTTGTGTTGTAAATTAATGCACCTCTTGCTGTGATAGTTACACCAGTAAAAGATAAATTACCAAAAGTAGTTATGGCTACGCCAGAAGCTACTGAAGTTCCAGTGTTGACTAATGATCCCCCACCTTGAGTGTAAGTTCCTGAGTTGCTCACTTGGCCACCTGTACTATCACCTGGGTAAGTTGTTGTTGAAGAATTTAAAGTAGCGGAACTTGCGTAAAGCGCTAATTTATAAGTGTCACCACCGGTTTGTTTGAAACTGTGGTCTCCATCTAAAAGTTCTTTTTTAAAACTGTTACATACTGCTTGTGTTATTGCCATAAAAACTCCTTATTGTTTTCCAATTCGAGGAACACCACTTTGATATTCGTCTCGTCTTCGTCTTCCCATTTGCTCGATTGAGAATCCTTTGACTGCCTCAACGTATTTTTTATCATAATGTTGGAGCATGTCAAGTGGACCTTTCAAGAATCCATATGCCTCTACTAGGCAAGCATACAATAAGCCATTGGGAAATTTTTCACTTAAGTATGTAGTAGCCTTTGTAGACGATAATCCTTGAGGTTTCAAGATATAATTTAACTGAATTGTGTATGTAGCATTAGGGACAGGAGCAAAGACTAAATGGCTTTCATCCCAATAGCTGTAGTATTTAGGAACACCTGTTGTATCCGATTTGTTGTATTCTGCCATAAAATTAGTATCTCTGTAGTCAAGAAAATCTCTTTCAGTGCCTGCTCCTACACCACTAGAATCTACAATTTGAGCAGATCTAACTACTAATAAGTCATCAGGATTTTGCACATATCTCTGATTAACAGTCAATAATGCTGTCGCATAAAATCTATTATTATCAGAGTCAACGTCTCTAAGTAATCTAAATTCAGCATCTTGAATAAAACCATCCAAGATAGTATCAGTAAAAACATTACTATCTACTTCTGTGTAATCTCTGATTTTTGTTTTTAATTCATCGTATGTCATGCTCTTACATTAACAGGTCCTACCAAAACTTCAAGACCGCCTCCCGTATCTGTTGATGTTGCGTTAGATTTTAAATTAAATGTAAAGCTGTTTGTTTGAGTTAGTGTAGCCGGCTGACCTGTGTAGGGCACAGATGTCTCTATCATTGTAATTTTGTAACTTCCAAAAACTTTAGCTCCACTTGAGTGAGATCCTGCTATAGTATTTGGAGGCACGACTCCTCTAAAAGGTGCAGCTGTTCCTCTAATACATCCGGTTAAATCATTTCCTGAAACTCCTGTGTACTGAATAGTTTCATCTTCAATTTTTCCTGCATCGATTGTTCCATCTTGAGCATGAACTTTTTCAATAACAACAAATCCTGAAGTTGGAAAAATAGTGGCATCAGTTAAAGTAATTGTATTGGCAGTTGTCGTAATATCTCCATTTAAAGTTGTTCCTAATTCTAGAGTGTTTGTTGTAACTCCTCCGACAGGATTTTTAACTTCTTGAAATCTTACAGCGTCATCTGTCAACATCGTACTGTTAGTTTGAGCTACAGTAACCAAAGTTGAAGATCCAATGGTTGTAAAAGGATTGTCATTTAAAAAATCTACAGTTGCAGGTTCTACTCTTGCAGGTCTTGGATGAGGTAAACCTTGAGGATCTGCTGTATAAGGTTTAGGATCTAATTGTGGTTGTTTAGGTTCAAACTCAGAGGTGTGAACTCTAGCACCATTCCATTCTCTTACCATTTCTCGATAAGGAAAAGCTAATCCTGATCGATCAGAAATAAATAATGCATATTTTCCTTTTGATAAATTACTCATAATTAAGTTGTTGGGTAGTAAGTCTTAGGAGAAATATATGTGCTCGTAGACGAACCATCTTCTTCTAAAGCTCTACTCAACTCATCCTCATACAATAGTTTTAAATTTTGTGTTTTTTCAGGTGCGTATTTTAAACTTAAATAATAAGCTAAACCTGCACACATACACGGAACAAATCTGTAAGGAACATTTGTTGCATTTGTATAAGCGCCTGAATCTTGTATTCTTTGTTCATACCAAAAATTAATTACATTTCCATTTTCAGTAGAACCTGGTGTTAAATATAATCTTATAATAATTCTATCAATTAATCTTTGCACATAATATTGTGACGGTTGACCTGTAGAAGTTTTATTAGATAAAGCTTGATACTGAGATCTAGATATTTTTTCCAAAGGTGCATCAACATTAGATGAATTTCTGTAAGACATTTCTAAGATCTCTGCAGCTCCATTTACAAAATTAGTTACAGCAGCTCCGTTACTGTGAGTGGCCGCTGTGGTTCCGTTTACTCCTCTTGCAACTCCTGTAAGTTCCAAGCTACTAAATCCTGTGTAACTAATATTCTCAGAGCCAACATTAATTGTGCCTGAAGTTGGCATCCCAGTTTTTGAAGCCAATGTAATTCCTGTAGTTTGTGAGTCTGTAGTTATGGCTGCGGATAATGTAGTAGTAACTCCGTTTGAATTACCATCGCCCGTGGATCTAAACAAAACGTATTCGCTAGTTCCATTTACCAAAGTGATATTTGTGTTTGCTACTTCCCAATAGTGAAGGCCTCTATTTCCCCATTCAGAAAATAAAATATTAAGAGATCTTCGAGCAGTTTTTAAATTATAACCACTCATATCGAATTGTCCTATTCGATTATAAGACTCTTCGATTATCTCATCTATATAAAATGTTTTCTCAAAAACATTAGTGCCTGAAGTCGTATTTGGCATAGTTTAGCCTCCTACGTGTTATTTCCGCCACTATGAAATATAGAGCAAACAGTTACGTGTTCAGTTACAAACGCCACTGTCAAATCTGAAGTAAATAGAATTGGCTGTGGAAAATTAATAACAATTGGTAACGTAGTCGTAGCTGTGCCTGTAGTTTTGTATTTAAATTTTACAGTCCCTGAAGAACCGCCATCTTTTAAATGAAAGTCTCCTGAAGCTCCTGTTGTATTTAATACAACACCATAAGCTCTCGCTCTTCCTGCAACAACAGTTTTATTCTCAGTAGTTACGTTTGTATTCGCTATATCAACTTGGTACATATTTTCTCCTATTGGTGCGGGTGGGTATTGAGATCAAAAAGTCTCAAAGTTTCCCACCCACATAGTTAAATTAGATAGCTAAATCTAAAGTTTGTGATCCAACAACTCCAACGAATGTTAAAGTCGCTGTTACACCAGATGCTCCTGGGTCACCAGAAACAACCATAGCTACTTCATCAGAAGTAGTTAAAGCGCCGTCAGTTCCAGAGATACCTCTAAGACCGTTACAACCAAAGATTCCTTTGAATCCAGTTGAGTTAACAGCTACTGATATACCATCAACATAATCGTCAGTGTCAGCTTGAACTCCGATGTCTTGTAAGTTCACAGCGTTTGTTGCTGCAGTATCAATTGTAACCATTACCGCTATTGGTAAAAAGTTGTCAGGCATTCCGATAGATGCTTCGTTTCCAGTTGTAGCTCCATCTGCAACTGTTACTGTTGCTTGATATGTTTGAACCGTAAAGCTGTCTGTTGCTATCGAATTAAGTAATAACGCTCCGCCTCTTGAAGCAGCTGTCGTATTAGCTTTATTCGCAGAAAACAAATCAGCAAGTTTAGTTACCACACCCGTAGATGTGTTTTTTGTAATGGCCTCAAATCCGTTCTCCGAACGTACCGGACCATTAAACGTTGTATTTGCCATAATTATATCCTCCTAGTTATCGAACATAGTCTCTAGGCCGTCGACTATACCGCGTCTATGTTCTAATTAATTGTATAGTAGCTTAGATATATATCAGTTTTTTGAGAAGTGCAAGAGAGCCTGTAGAGAAAGTACGATTTCAGCGATGTAGCTTTTGTTTAAGTAGCTACAGAAACTTCGGGTGCAGCATCTTCGATCTTATTAGTTAGATTAGCTAGTCTAGCTTCCTCTAACTTAATTTGATTAACAACATCTCTTATTTTGTTGTCAATCCTAACCATATCCAAAGTATATCTTTGGTGGTTACGCTGTTGCACCGCCCACTCTGTCTCGAGACCCCTCTTCGTTTTGTAAAGGTCCCTTATGTGCATTTGCATCTATGATCTCCTCGTAGGTTATCCATAGTTTAGATTTATTACTAAATCCATCTTTATCCCATGTTATAGTATTTTCTCCTAGTTTGTCAAGTAGTGCATTTTCAAAAGCCTTATCATTATCTTCACACGAGATATTGAAGTCGGCGTAATAGCCATATGCTCTAATTTGTACACGGAAATTTTTCATGGTTGCTATTTCTTTCTATCATAAAAAAGGGGGCTTTACAGCCCCCTTTTAAAGTTAATTTATTAAACGCCTGGTGTCCCGAAAATACCTCTAAAGTCAGATGCGCCAAATACGTATCTTTCTCTAGCTTTGTATCTTACGTTTCCAGTATCAAAGTCACCTTCCATAGCTGTAGAAATCGGTGTTCTTACGAACATTTTCATTCCATTAGGTACGTCAGTGATAATGAAGAACGCATCTGGATCAGTTAAGAAATTGTTCACTCTGTAACCTTGAGGAATCATTCCCATAGATCTGATTGCGTTGATATCATTGTCAGCTGTAGCAACTCTACCTTCAGATTTCATCAATCTTTCGGCAGTAAATTGAAGCTGAGAAGGAATAATCATTTTTACTCCTTTAGCTGCAATTTTTAGACCTCTTTCGTCTGTCATCGCAGCGATCTCTATAAGAGAAGACTCCAATGAAGTTTCGTTTAAGTCTGCATCTGTTGCAAGTCTGTTTGATACAGTACCAGCGATCGTTGGGTGTGACGTACTCATTAAAGCTGTGCTGTCTCCTGATTGGAAAGTTGTAAATCCATTAACTAATGGGTTTACTGCTTTAACTTGTTTCGTGTTAGCCATCGATCTTGCTAATGCTTTTGTATATCTAGACGATAGTCTGTCATACAAGTTGTCCTCGATTGCTTCTTCAGTAAGTGCGAAAGCAAGAGCCACTGTTTCCATAGTGTATCTCGCAGTGTAAGTCTCTTGAGCTGAGTCAAAAGTTACAGCTGAACCTTCCGGTTTTACTTGAGCATTCGCGAAACCTGATAACATAACTTCTTCTTCAAACGCTCTGTCTGAAGTTTCAGTCGCATAGATTTCAGCATGCTGATTTTCGTAACGTTTGTATTCCAAGCCGAACAGGGCGTTCAAACCTGGCTCTAGTTCTTTGACTAGTTGTCCTCGTGATATTGCCATTTTTTATCTCCTATTCAGTTATTATACGCCAGCTACTGCTGCTTTGTAGAAGTGCTCATTAATCGTAACAACGAAGTTAACGTTTGAAGTCGTTAAATCATTGCCATCTGGATTTTTGCTCACTCCGATTACTTTAAGTTGATTCGTTACGGTGCTTGTTGTCGAATCATCCAACTCCACTTTAGACACATTGTTCGCTGAGTCTCCTGCTGTGTACAAAATATTGTACAATCTGAAGACATCAGTTTGCTCTGATGCTAGTGTGTTGTCTGATTGGATTTCAAACCTTTCGTACGGATCATCTGCCACAAAACCAACTATATCTGTAGCTGCATTGTTTGCGCTAAGATGGTTAGC